ACAGCGGCAGCTACGCCGCCAACGGTCACGATTATCTTTTTAGCATGGTCATCTAAACCAATAAGCCAATCACTGACTTTCTCAACGCCACCGATCAACAAGTCTATAGCCGGCATCGCTACGGTTAGAACCTCTTGACCCAAATCGCTTAAGGCTAACTTTCCTGTATTTAAGGCTCCTTTTAATTGCACACCAACGCCGCCTTGCAGCGTGTCAGCCATTTGATCAATAGTGCCTGTAACATCAATCGCCTCTATGCTGATACTTTGTAAATTATAAAGCACGTCCAGCGTTAAATCTTCACTCATGGTGCCAAACAAACCTTGTGCGATTTGGAAGGCTTGTACTTGATCCTCCATCTGAGATAGTTCAGCAATAACACTGCTCATGACATCAGTAGTGGAAGCGCCGCCAGCAAGCATATCATTAAAGATGCTTTGAGTTTCGAAAGATAATTCAGCCATGGCATCAGCTGTAGTCTTAGAACCGTCTTTAATGCGCAAACCAAATTCTTTGGCGGCATCGCCGACTTTATCTAAATTCCAAGCGCCGCCCTCGGTACCCGCCTTTAAAATGGCAAACATTTCATTGGCAGAAAAACCGGCATCGCGAAATTGAGGCCCGTATTCATTAAGCGTATCTAAGAACTCTCCAGAAAAATCCAAGTTGTTCTGCATACCCCAACCAATATAATCCATGGCATCAGCTGCCGATACGCCAAAATTTTTCATCATGGTATCGGCGGCACGGGTAACTTCTGCCGTATCCATATCACAGGTCAGATTAAGCGCAGCTACCTGCGTGCCTATTTTCGCTTTGTCCTCATTACTCAAACCTTCCATAGTGCGGCTTAATTCTAACATGATGGTATTGGCTTCGGAAATGTCTTCTACAATACCAGTTTTAAAAACAGCAGCGCTGGCCGCTTTAATGCCTGCCATTTCCTCAGCAGTTGCGCCTAATTGGGCTTGCAGTTTACGATTCTCAGCGTCCATGGTTACTGCCATACCAGCGGCTAAACCGCCCATAGCCGTATTGACACCGCTTATCTTTTTTACCGCACTACCGCAGGCATTATCAAAAGCATGCTCTAACCGCTGACCAACACGTTCAGCACGGTCACCGGCTTGATTGAGTACGCGATTATAATTGTTGCTGATTTGTGCGCCAATCAAGAGCGCAAAATCGTATATACTTCGTCTATTGGCCACGAGTACGCACCGCCTTGTTATAAATTTTAATCACGTAGTTAAGCTCGCTAACTGTCATATTAAGATAATCGGTAAATGAGGTGTTTGTGTTCATGCTTAGTATTATCGCCTGCTTATAAAAATGCTCCGCTAAATCATGAACCACTTTACAAAACGGTCTGCCATCGCTTACGCCAAAAAAACCATCACCGTATTTCTGATTGCCAGAGCGTCTTTTAAAAAAAGTCCTTCAAAGAACTCTAAAGGGAATCCAGTGCATTTAGCGGCGATAGCATTAGTGCCGTTAATAGTCTGCTCAGCCAGAATCACGCTCTGACCGTGGCTGGATACAGCCAGCTCAATCTCACGAAAATCCCTGCCCGTCAAATTATTCAGCCCGGATAAATCAATTTCGGTGTAGTCTGTTCCTTCAAAAATATACGGTTTACTTAATGTGATTTTCAATTCTTTATTTTCCATGGGTAACACTCCTTTTAAATAGGTGATTTTGCTTTAAATATTCTGCTTTGCAGTAGCTAAAAGATCAACGCCATTTACTTTATACACATAGTTAAATTTATCCAATTCTAATTTTTCAGCGCCGCCGACCTCAATTTTTAAATAGGTGACTTCAAGGCTGACACTGCTGTCCATGGTTGATGCGACAGCCATTTTGCCGGGTTTCAATCCCTTGGGGATACCGCCGATGATGATACGCATGGACTTATCTATAATTTGACCGGTGCTGGCGTCGTATTGTTCGACGTTGCCGCGCAAAGTCAACTGTTCACCGTTCATGGCTAACAGCGAGAAAGTATCGTCATACAAAACGGTAAAAGGAATTTCCATACTGATGGCCGGAAAATGGCCGATCACTGGGATATCGGTTTCGCCTGCTAAACCAGCACCAGACATGGTGGCGGTCATATACTCTAAATCCGGTAAAGTCACCTCGGCCGTCACACCCACTAGGCGATTGCCAGATCGATAAACGTTAAAATTACTGATTAAACTTGGTACTTCATTCATTTTTATTCACGCTCCTTCTTATCCGGCTAAAGAGGCGGCCAGCGCTTCCGGATCGTATTCTAAAATGTTCGTAATGGTTTCCGCTGGAGGAAACGGTGTAAAATACTGTTTAAAAGTAATTTTACCGTCTAATAAATCAGTCAGCGGATTTAATTCTGGTAAATATTCCATCCTAGCGTCAGCAATTTGATAACGCGCTTTTAAACCGTTCAATCGGATATTTTCACTATCGACAATGGCTTCGATTAACTTGCGATTCATGGGATCGTCGATTTTCTGAAAATACGTATTGATAAAAGTGTTGCCCTGCCAGTCGAACATCCGCCGCACAGGAATAAAGCGATCTTTGACATCGGTAGAAGCTGGATAGATGGACGTGTTATTCCCCCACAAACGCCAGCCATTATAATTAATGGCTGTAACAATGCCTTGACCGTTTAATAGATTCGCCTGTACTTGATCCAAAAAAATCTCCGTCCCATCATCTAAAACAGTAGCGGTGATTTTCAGCATTTTATTGGACGGACTGACAAAAGGAACATTGCTGTTTTCCGCATCGGTTTGCGCAATACGTGCCGCGGCAAAAGTGCTCATATGGTATTGCTTTTCACCGACTTTTACTTGAGGCCAGCAGACAATCCCCCGTTTATCCACATAGTTATTGTTCTTCCACTGACCCACCTCATCATAGGCAGTAACCGCTTGCGAATCAGCGTCTAAAACAACGGATAAATTAAAATTCCCGTTTAACTTATCCGCTTTGGCTAACAGCGCCATACCAACATTGACCTTGTGGCTCCATTTCGGCGCTAATAATAGACCGGGAATAACGCCTAACTGTGGGAAAACCTGTGTAACCTTTTCGATCCCAGCTAAAATATCTTTTTCCGTCACTAACGATGGTTTTAAAACGTCATAGCTGACGGTGATTTCGCTATCATCGGCGGCAATATCGCTTTCCGATGTGCGGCTGACAACGACAAAGCCATCGTCATTAAAAATAGCAGTGTAATCGATATCAAGCTCATACTGAGCCAAACCATTGGTAATCGCTAAAGTGGACAATAAAATCCCTGCATCATCTAATACGACCTGTCCTTGCACTAATTTTTTGGTGATATTGGTTTTGCTTTCTTTGTGTTTCTTAGGGTCTAACACGTTAATCAGTATAAGCGGTGAAACATTAAAAACGCGAAAACTGCAATCCATACTTTCGCAAAGGGTGTAATGAATAAAATCATCGCTGTAGCCTAGCTTTTTCTTTGCTTCAGCAAAACTATAAACAATCATCGGTTTGTTAATCGTCTCATCAGGCGCTTCGCTCAAATGAATAGGCGCGGTGCCAATGATGACTTGAGTCGCGCTGTCTGCTGTTAAAGGTGCTAACAAGGATGTTGCATTTTCTTCAATAACGACGCCATGTTGATAACTCATATATTGTCATCTCCTTTGGGATTTCCATAAACATTAGGTAAATAATAATTAGTTTCAATAGCACCAAAGAAAAAAGGGAAGGTGTCTTCATCGCTTAATGCTGCCTCTATAGGGTGTTGCATTCTAAAGGTTTTCGCAATAATATGGTGCTTTCTTAAATGCAAGTAAATGTCCTCAATGATATTGAGTAAATCTTTATGCCCCTGCATCTCTTCACTATCATCGAAAACAGAGGCTAAAATGATGACCTTGCATTCAGTCGCATCAGTCGATGCTGTTTGTGACCAACTATCAAGACTGACCAGTAAATAAGGGATAGCGGCGGTCATATCATCATTGCCATATCGAGCTAAGGGCACATGTTGTTTAAAAATATTTAACGCAACACTCTCACCATTAGTGTTTTTATATTTTTTCCCACAAAAAAGACGCCTTAGTTCTTCCACTAAAGCGTCCTGCAATAGACTTGGGGTCATGTTAGTTGCCTCCTAATACACGCTCAATTTCATGATTTAGCCGTTCTAATAACATTGTTTCAGCAGCGTCAATGGTCTTTTGGACCACTTCTGGTTTACTCATCATCTGGGCAAGGGCCAAAGAATAATACTCTTTTAAACCAAGCTGTGTTCTCTTTTGTCTAACCGTTGGTGTTGCCCCATAAGCCTTTGGGTTTTTTTGGTGTTTTTCCTTACGTGGATTTTGAAAAACACCAGTATACCCATTGTTCATTTTAGCGACGAAGGCATTAACTAAGGCTTTGGCACTTTGATCACGTCGGATTTTAACTTTATAGATTTTTCGTTTGGGCTTCTCGCTCATAGCTGGATTCCAAGCAGTTTTCGGTGTTATTTTAAAAGCGCCTAACGGTAATTTATGCATACCTGTATGGTTCGTTCTTATCTCAACAAACGGATTACCGCCAGCCGATTTTCTGATATCAATAGCCTTTTTAACTTGTGTTGATTTTATGTGATAAATCTTGACCGTCTCTTGGACTAAGTTTTTTTTAGCCGTTACGGCTGTACGGTTTAATGCTCTGGCCATTATTCTATGGGTTTGATGGCCAGCCCTTCCTAATCGTCTTCTAACGCCGTCCAAGTCCGGTGTATCCACTGTTATACGCATTAGATCGGCTCACCACCTTCTGCAAAACGATTTGCAAAACCCAATCGCCGCTAATGTTTAACACACGGTATTTTTTATCATCAACTGTAATGACCATATCCGGCGTAATCAGCGATTCTAAATCTTTTGCCTTCACATATAAAACCAAATCAGCAGCCATCAATCCCTGTGTCTCTTTTCCGCCAATCTGCACCGTTGCTGCACTGTCTTTAATGGCAATAATGTCTTGACCATTAAAATCGACTGTTTCACCTAATTCCATTGGGTTAAATATTACTTGGTCAATATCGTTTTTCACCATTTCTTTAAAATCCATTGGCTTTTTCCGCTTATTTACTTTCCGAAGCAGCAACCGTTGCTGTTGGTAAAATAACAACATCGTTAATTTTTACCATTGCGGTATCATTAGCAGCATCTTTGGGTGCAACGGCCCAGCCAGCCACTACATCACCAACAGTTTTGGTCACTTTATCATCACTTCCAAGGTAAAGAATATCGCCAACAGCAACAGCTTCGGTCGTCATTGCCGGCAATAAATAAACGCCTTCAATTTGTACACTGCCGATGCTGCCAATGGCAATATCTTCGGCAGCAACACCAATATGTGCGCCCAATGCCACAACGTCGTTATAAACGATGGCTTTTTTGGTATGATTGGTGTAGTTAATCACTTTCCCAATTTGACTGTATTGTGCTTTCATGATTTATCATTCCTTTCTGTTATTTTTACTTATTTGCCAGCATTTTTATAAAGCCCACGGTAATCTAAAACATTGACCCCATAGTCCATGTAGATACGGTATTTAATACCAAGATAGTCAAAACCAACCTGACTTTCCAATTTCGGCATAGCGTCCCCATTTAAGTAGGTCACTTCGATGGTATCGATATCAGTGGGAGAAGCGGCTAAATACCATGCTGTCGCATTCGTTAATTCAGCATCAACAACGATACTTAAGGCATTTCTAAAGATATTAGCCACGCCAGCGTGATTGCCGTTTGGATCTGCTGTTGACTGCATGAGCTGTAATGCAGCGACCTCTAATTCCGGCGGGATAATCAGCGTTTTAGGCGAAATATTAAGTCGTTCCATGCCGCGCAGATTGGTTTGCTTGCGCATCATCATTTTGGCTTCACCTAACGAAGCAATGCTTAATGCTGAAGCGGCAGGCGCAAGATTTTTATGGGCGTTATCAAATAAAGGTTTGCCATCATAGATTTTATCGTTGCCTTGCAAAAGTTGATAAACCATTTTGTTAATCCCTCGGTTAGAGGCTCTGACATAGGCTTCAGGGATTCTGGTTAAAATACCAATATCATCGTTAATGATGGCTTGACGAGTGATGCCAAACTCTCTGCCAAAAGTGGCAATACGTTTCGTTACTCTTGTGTCCTGCATTTCACCAAATTGAAATTCGCCCTGCTGCGTCATGGGTTTTAATTCGCCAGCTTCGGAAATTTGCCATACTTCAGCATCCTTAAAATCGACTACCGAACCGGTAGCGGTCCATGCTTGATAAGTGGTAGCTAAGGCGCTATAGGCTTTGGCCATGCTTTTATGCACGGTTGTAGATAAAATGGATCCAAATTGACTATCTGGCGATAAGGCACGCTGGATTAAGGTCACATCATCCAAACGGTGAGCATTGGTGACACCGGCACGGCTTAAGCAATCGACGGCTAAATCTCTTAAACGCATGCCGCGAAGCTCTTTGGCGCCGTCAGCAGGCTTTTCAAGATTGCCGCCGGCACGCATAATAATGGCGTCAGAAGCAGCATCGCGCACTTTATCGCTTTCATCAATCGTGATTTGCACATTGGTCGTTAATGGCTGATTTCGTTTGCTGATTTCGTCTAATACCTGCGCCCGCGCTTGTTCTAAAGTCATGCCGTCAGCAATCATTTTATCTGGTGCTAAATCAAAAGAACGGCATAACGTGGTAATATCATTAACGCGCTGCCGTTCAGCTTGTACTGCCGCTATTCTTACCGCTTCGGTGTCTTCTGTGAGCGCTTTAGCCGACGGTTGATTGGTGGATAATGCCCTTCCTTCTATTTTTTCTTGGCCAATCGTTATAGTTTGGTCTGTTCTTTCATTTTCTTTTTCATCCATTATAATATCCTCCTGTTCTCTTTCTGCTATTGCCATTTCTCTGCCAACGCCTACACTATCATCGGCAGGCACCGATACCAGTGATATTTCTATCGGCTGCCAACGTGTGGCAATATATGCCGGACCAGTAAAACGACCGTTGCTGGACAATTTTCCGGCGGCTACCTCTTCCCACACATCTACACGATACCCTACCGATATCCCTTTCAAGGTACCGGAACGCACTTTTTGAAAAATGCGTTCCGATTCTTCATCTTGATCAAAAACGATATCGGCATAAGCGCGTTTCTGAGCGGCATCTACTCGTGCATTTTCTATACGGCCGATAATTTTATCACGGTCATGATTAAATAAAGCCACACCGATTTCATTTAATCGTTTTAAATCAAGACAGCCCTCATCATGGCAGAGCACCTCCGCACCATAATACCGATTAACCGGCTGTTCGCTAGAAAA